TATTGATCCTGAATTCAAGCCCTATTTAAAAAGAGTATTGGCAGATGTAACTAATCGTTATGAAAGCGAAGTTACAGGAGGCCCTGATTCGATACTTGCACAACTAGACCCTAGACAAATAGCAGCAATAGATGCTCAAACTCAACTAGGTCAACAAGCTATTTCAGGCAGAGGTATTTATGATACTAGCGGTGAAGTAGAGCGCATGTTGAGAAATGTTGAAGGCAAAGCAATGCAACAACAATCTAAAGGTGGAGCATTAAGTTCTGCTCGTGCGCAAAAAGCTCGTCAAGCAGTAATGGCAGACATGGGTTATGACTTTGCTAGACAAAGACAGGCTGATGCACTATCAGGCATGCAACAATTAGGCGATGCTGGTTCTGCACTACAAGAGTATGAGCAAGCGCGATTAGATGCTCCTCATACTTCTGCTTCAAGATATTTTGGTTATCTTGGAAATGCACCACAACAACAAACACAGACGACTAAAGGAGGCGGTAAATGATTAGAACCGTTGCTAATAAACCTCGTGAAAACGAAAGTGCAAGAGGTCAAGCCCCTCGTTATCAAATGGGTCCAATGTCTGTTGCACAACCTGAAAAAGGTGTAATAGGTCAAATGTCAGATATGGCTAAGCAAAGAGCTATGACAGGTGCATTAGATAAGGGCCAAGAAACAGTAATGGCTAAGCTTGCTACTGATCCTTTAGCAAAAACAGGAACTGAACTTGCTGGAACTGAACTTGCTAAAATAGGGCTTGGTGGTGCAGGTGAAGAAGCTTTAATTGGTAATGCGCTTACTCAAGGAGCTACAGGAGCTACAGGAGCTGCAGGAGCTACTGGCGCAATGGCTGGATTAGGTGCTGCAGTACCTTATATTGGTGCTGGTATCCTTGCTGGTAAAGCGCTTGGTTTCTTTAGTAAAGGAGGCGAAGTAGACCCACAATATAAACAAATGGGTGGTCCTCAAACAATGGGTACTAGGAATAACCGTAATCGTATGCGTATGCCAATTCAAAATGTATCTAGACCTGGCCAAGATTTAAGCAGAGCATTTTATGGTAATAGACAATTTAATCCAACTCCAATGAATCCAGATAGACGAGATATGGCTATGAATAGGATGCGTCAATTCATGTCAGGAAAACCAGCAGGACCTAGCCAGGATATAAGTCAGTTAAGAAATCGTCAAAGAGATGTGGTAAATCCTGGTCGTGGTGGCAAATAAATTAGGAGGTTAAAATGGCAATTATTCCGTATCAACCGACTTATGCGGTTAACCCTAAGTATGGTTTTCGTTATTTGTCTCAACCTTATGTACCTAATGTAACTAGCCCTTCTCAGCCTCTGCAAGGCCTTGATGGGAGTCTAGCGGCTGCTCCAGCTGTACTGGGTACACAACAAGGCACATACGGAGGTGATAATACTCCTCCAACGATAGATAAAGTTCCTGCAGCACAAGCATCAGGTTATCAACAAGGAAGACAAGATATTGCAGGTGGCCTTGGCACTATGCTTGGCGCGGCTACAGGTATTCCTTTTTTAGGTACAATTGCAGGGGCTGCAGCGCAAAAACTTGATCAATCAGGAAAACCACCTGTTGGTTCTTTTGGAACATATGATGTTGAAGGAAATGTTTATGGTCAAGATATGACTACAGGCGAAATGAGTGGAAAAAGATATGATCCAATTACAGGTGAAAAAGCAGGTTACTCATCTCCCTCAAATTACTTTTCTGACGTATATGGATATGGAACTGAAGATGGCCTTTTTGGCGAAAGCAGTAGTTATGGTAAACTAAGAGAAGCAGGATATGATCCTGTACAATCTATTTTAGGTAGCTATGAAGCGTCTACTGCGTATATTCCTAGATCGGATAGAATGTCAGGGATTAGTCCAGCGAGTAAACAAGGTGTGCTTACTACAATGGGCAAAGTTCGTTCTAACACATTGGCTGCAAAAGGAATGGATGATTCTTTATTATTAGGTGATCAACCAGAAGTTGGTGGTGGATATAAAATAACTCCTGAAACAATAGGATTTTCTCCAAATACCCCTGGATATGAATTAGCTTTAAATAGTTCAGGTCAATTTGGAATGGATCCAGGAGATATTGCAAAAACAGCTTCGGGACAGACTGGAGTAATTAATGATCAAGGTGCAATTGTAACACCAACAGGTACAGTAGTGCAAGGCGATATTGTTGATGCTGCTGGTATTAAAACAGGAGGGACATGGACGTCTAAAGGTTTAGGCGGTGCTGGTTTTAATACAGAAGTTGAAATATATCAGCCAGCTCCAACTACAACTTCTAGCAGTAGTAGCAGTGGTGGTGGTAGCAGTGGTGGCGGTAGTGGCGGTTGGCAAGACTCTTCTTACGCAAATGATCCTGGATGGACAGGTAGCGATAGTAGCGATGATTCATCAGGTGGTGGTGGTTGGAGTAGCAGTCCATCGTCAGGTGATGATTGGTCCGCACACATATCTGAAGGCGCAAAAATTGAACCAAAACAAAAACCAGAGGGGGTTAGTATGCATTTAAAAAGCTTTAAGCAGAAAGACCGCTATGGTAATGAAATGGCTGTAGAATTTTATGATGTGCCGCCTATGCAAACACCTGAATACGATCATCCAGGAGAGCCTAAAGGCCCAGATACAGTACCAGCATGGCTTACTCCAGGTGAGTTTGTAGTTAATGCAGAAGCTGTTCGTATGTTTGAACCTGAAATAGAAGCTATGAATGAAGCTGGTCGTGCAGTACAACGCGAACAAGGCGGTACTATTCCTGAATATAAAGCAGAGGGTGGTGGAATAATTCAAGGCATTACTGATTACTTTACTATGCCTAAAGCACCTCCAGGAATTGAATATCGTAGGATGCCTGATGGCAGTATTGGTCAGTTTACTAAAAAGACAGGCACAGGTGGTGGTCAAACATATCTTGGTAAGCTAGAAGGTAGCAGACCAACTAAACAAAACAGAGATACGTTTGATTTTAGTTCTTTGTATAATGCAGAAGGTGGACCCATTTATGCGGAAGAAGGTACACTTGCAGACTTTTTAAAAGCAGAAGAAGGTATTCGTAATGAAGCATATTTAGATTCCGCAGGTGTACCTACAATAGGGTACGGTAGCACCTACGGTGTTAAGATGGGCGACAAGGTATCAGACGCAGAGGCTAACCAAAAGTTAATGCAAGATATTGCAGTAGCGGAAGAAGACTACGATAAATTAGTTAATGTTGATTTAAATCCTAATCAACAAAAAGCAGTTAAGTCTTTATTGTTTAATATTGGTGGACCTCAATTTGAGGTTAGCAAAGCTAGAGCAGCACTTAATGCTGGTGACTTTGATACTTTTCAAAAAGAAGCTTCTGAATTTAGAATGGCAGATGGAGAGGTTCTTCCAGGACTTGAAGCTCGTAGAGCTAGAGAAATGGATTTATTTCGAACTCCTTATGAAACAGCAGATGCAGATACAGGTTCAGGCTTTTCGTTTATTAAAGGCGCGGAAGCTAGCACACTTGTCCCTGCAGTAGATCAAGAGCCTCCGAAACCTGAAGATGATTCTAATTTCTTTCAAAAGTATATTCTTGGACCAAAAGGAAAAGAGTTTTTTGATAGTTATTCAAACATTAATCGTGAAGGTCTTAATGCTGAGTTTAATAGAAAGATTACTGAAGGAAATGCAGACTCGGTTGCAAATTCTTTTGAGACAATGGAAGCTAAACGGCTTGACAATCTTGAAAAAGGTAAAGAAGAGTTTGATGGTATAAATGAATTTACTTACAATAAATCTAAAGAAGCAGTTGAGTTTCAAAAACAAAAGTTAATTGAAGCTACTCAAAATTCTTTAGATCTTAATCAAGTAGATCCTGGACGTGCTGATGCTGCAATGGATACAGTTTCTAGGCAAGTGTCTGAGCTGGGTGTACCTTCACCAGAAGATCTAGCTATTTATCAATCAGATGGTTATCAGTCAATGTTAGGTCGGCAAGGTGCTGAACCTTTATCTATTGATGAGTATAAAGAAATACATACTGAAGATGAATCGGGTGTTGCTCCTGTTGAGCGTATAACAGGTACATTAGACGCAGACCCTACTAGTGAAATTGAAAGCAACATCCAATCAGTTTCTGAAATCACTAAGACAGAACGGCCTTCTCAAACAGCAGAAGTAATCACTGGTGATACTGCTGTAGATAACGCTCTTGGTAACGTATTTAATTATGGCTCATTAGAAGCTGACCCAGATAAAGATGGCGTTGACGAAGACGATGTAGGTAATACAGGTCAAAATAAGCTTAAAGAAGATCCCACTATGGCAGAAAATATTATGGGATTCTTTGAAGATGCATTTAGTGATTTGTTTGACGGTAAAGAATTAGCACGCATGGCTATTATGTATGCTGGTTCGAGGGCTATGGGTTATACTCATAGTGGCTCTCTAAGTTATTCTATGAAGAATTACATTAAGAGAGTAGATGCAAACGTTGCTGCTCGTGAAAAGTTTATTAATAGTGAAAAGGCTATTGAAGCATATACAGAAAGCTCACTTCAAGAATACAGAAAAACTGGTGATCGTTCTAAACTAATCCCTAAAGAAAAAGAAGTAGTAGCTGAAGGACTTGGTGATAATATTTATCATGAACAATTTGGTGTGCTTCCAACAGTTAAAATAGGAGATGGTAAAAATGCTATTGAATATGGCGGTCAGTATTATTCTTTTAACGATCCTCTTATGGTAGGTAAAGTTCATAAGTATGATAAAGACTTACATGACCCTGTAACTTATATGGAATTCTTTAATGATAGAGCAGACAGTTATTCAACGAAGGCTTCTCAAAGATATAAACAGGGTAAAGAAAACGTTGATATGTCTAGCATTGACAATAGCTTAGTAGCTGACGATGCAGCACAGATATTCCAAGAACAAGTATTGTTATTTGGAGCAACTCCTGCTGCACAAAATAAAATTCGTGGTCAAGTTAGTCGGGCAGTTGACGATTATTATGACGCTGTTGCTAAGGCTCTTGCTAGTGGTAAAACACCACCTGCGAGTATGCATCAGTTCTATAATAAAAGAGCTATTTCTCAAAGAACTGCTGGTCAAGTTAGCTATGAAATGATCAAAGATGTTGATGCAGAAACTTTTGCATTACTTGATCGTAGTCTACTTCAAAATGCAATGGCGGCTGGTCCTGACGCTGCTAAAAATGCTAAAGTATACCTCAATGCTTGGGAAACTTTTGAAAGCACTTGGAAGCGTAACAGTAAAGGTTCTCCTTTTGAAAAAATAATGGGTAAAGATGATAAGCATAATAACTTTACTTATTGGATTCAATCACTGTTAGACCCAACTTCTTATATGCATAAAGAAGCGAAAGCACTATTAAACAAAAAGGAGTAATCTATGTCTGAAAGATCGTTCGTAACCAATGATGGTACGTCTCGGTTGCTTATTGACGGTGACACAGTTACCGATACTACAGGCAAGCGTAAACGTATTGATGGTATGGATGCCCTAGAAATCGATAAGATTGTACTTGACGATGAAGGTAATCCTACTTTTAAACGAGGCCATGTCGGTGCTACCGAGCAAGCAAATGCAATTGCTCGTGTTATCGAAGAAGGTGGCTTTAATATCGAAGAAAGTACAGGGCAGGTCGATCAAAGTAAAGGCAAACGAGAGCTTGTTAATTATAAGAACGCTGATGGTGAAGATTTAGTTAATACTTTATATGCTTCAGGTGTATTAAAGTTAGACGAAAATGCTTCACCAGAAGCGGTTCGTATGAAGCGAGAAGCAGATCTTAATGCAGCTTTGTTTGGTGAAAACAGCAACCCTTACTCAGATATTGCTAAAGAACATAATAACTTTATGAACGCTCAAGGGCTTCAGTTTAAAACAAGAGCAATTAACGAAGCTCTTTTTAATTCTGAAATCCACAGCGAAGTTGACTTTAGAAAAGACGATAGAGGTCTGGACAACAGAGCCGAAGGATTACTTGGTGGTGTTGGTCCAGGCTGGCGTCTTGGTGTCGAAGGTCTTAAAGAAGGATTCTTTGGTTATGCAGATGCTATTGGCGAAACATTTGGTCTTGAATCAGTAGAAAGATTTGGTGAAGCAGGTGTGGCTCGCTCAAGAGAGCGCATTAAAAACCTTCCCGATATTACTATTGACTACAAAGATATTAATAGTATTAGCCGTGGTTTTGAATACATGGTTAATAATATGGCTATGATGGCTCCTCAAATGTTAACTGTATTTGGTTCAATGGCTGTAGCTGCTCCTGTAGCAGCAGTAGCTGGGCCTGTTGCCGCTGGCGCAGTTGCCATGTCACCTATTTCTATTGTATCAGCAGGTCAAACTTGGAATGAAATGGAAGGTGAAAAGGGTGCGCCTCAATTAGTTGCCGCTTCAATGGCAGGTGTAGGTGTAGCCGCATTAGAACGCTTTGGTCTTAGTCGTATTATTAAGCCAGGAAAAGTTCTTTCTCCAGAAGGTGAAGCAAAAATTGTTTCTGCACTTATGGATAAAGAAAAGTTAACGCGTACCGAAGCCACTGCTAAGTTTAATCGAGTAGTTGGACAAGAAGTTTCTAAGTTCTCAAAATCTTTAGGCGAAAGACTAGATCCTGAAATGATACGAAGGTTTAGTCTTGCAGAAGTAGCTAAAAGAGGAGCGCAAGGTTTTGGCATTGAAAGTGGAACTGAAATACTACAAGATTCTACAATGATGCTTGCCGCTACTATCGCTTCAGAAACAGGTTACTCTCAAGAAGAGGTAATTGACCGTCTTATTAACGCTGGTCTTGCAGGTGGTATGGTAGGTGCGCCTCTTAGTTCTGCTTCTAGCATTTACAATCAAGGTAAAAACAAACTACTTAAAACTAAATTAGAGATAGCAGATCCCTCTCGTTATTCTCTTATTGAAAATAAAAGAGTAGAAGATTCTAGAGATCCAAATAATCCTATTATGACTGTAGATGAAGTAATTGCAGACTTTGATGACAAGCCCGACTTTAATTCCTCTTCAGATAAAAATATTGGGTTAGCAACAAGACACCACGACTCTTATAAAAAGAATCGTAAGGGTGTTCTTAAAATGTTTAAAGAAGCTGAAGATCCAGCTGATTATATTACGGCTTCAGTTATAGGATTACGAAGACTGGTAGCTGCAATGGAGTATGAAGCCTTACCGCTAGCAAAGCTTTTACAAAGTAAAGTAGCGTTAGCTTCTTTTCATACATGGGGAGCTGAAACAACAGGGCGATACCATACTGGTGGTGGCAACCATAAAGAATACCAAGACTTAGTGGAGTCTGAGTTAGGGCGTTATCTCAATAAGCAATCCATAGCTAAATTGTTTGGTGTAAAAGCTATTCGATTTAAAAATGCTGAAACAATTAGTAAACAAATAATTGATTTTGGTAAGTCAGGACAGTTTAAAAAATGGGATACTTATATCCTTGGTCAACAGGGTGCGTATCAGCTAGCTCTTACTGCACTTAACCCTAACGCAAATATTAGAGACAAAGAAGCTGCTTTAAAACGATTAGAGCAATTAGGATTATCTGAAGATTATCAAATACGTTCTTATATGGATAATGTTAAACAATTAGGCTCTAAAGATGGTTTAATTGAACTAACTAATTCAGAAGGTAAACCATTGACAGGGACAGAAGAAGATGCGCAACGTATTCTTTATAGTGCTTCCTTGCAATTTAGAAATTCTTCTGATGCTGCTTTTCGTTTAGCAAATGATACTCATTTAGCTGAAACAGGAGAAGCTCTTTCTGATTATAACTCTGATTCTTGGTGGCAAGATCAAGGGTTCGATTGGAAAAAAGTTAAAAGGAATAAAGATAAATTTCTTAATTGGCTTAAGAATAATACTGCTTTAGACGAAGATGAGCGTATGGCTCTGTATGAAAGTATTGTACGTGAGGGTCAAGGTAATGTTGTTGCTGTTGAATCTTTAGTTCAAGGTAAAACATATCGCCCATTTTCTTTCTACAATAAGATGGCAGGTTACTCGACTAAAGATGGTTTTGAAGACTTTGCTAGTAATAATTTGTTTCAAGCTAACACTCGTCAAGTAAAAGAAGTAGCTAAGTACGATGCAGTAACTAAGTACTTTGGTCATGGCGGTCGTAAGCTTAATAACATTGCTCATCGTCTTAAGAAAGAAGGTGTGTTAAATGACGCTGAAATAGATCAGTATATGTATTATACGATATCGTCTATTAATAGTAGTCATGGTACGTTTAATCGTATTCAAGATAAAGGTTGGGCGGCTGTTAATTCTTTCTTAACTAGCTGGTCACTAATGGCTGGTTTACCACTAGCTGCTATATCTTCTATTCCTGAAACACCTATGGTATACTTTAATATTAAAGATGATACTGAATTTAAAGCCGCAACTAAACAACTCACTAATCAATTAGCACAAGCGTTTGATACTGCAATTAAAGCAGAAGTCGAAAAGACAGAAGCAATGCTAGAGCGAATTAACCAAAGTGCTGATTCTAGTTCGGTAGTTGATAGACTTGCAACTGGTGAACGTGATATTGCTTTCTTAAGACTGCATGAATCGTTTTTTAGAGGTACAGGTATTATTAAGATTACTCAGATCCAACGTAGAATTAATGCTGGGTTTGGGTTAGACTTTATTAAAAATAGTATGGATATCCTTGATCTTGCACCTCGTCTTACAACTGAAAAAACTATTAAAAATGCTGCTGGTATTAAAACTAAAATAGTTGAAGATAAAGGTTTTGATTTTGAAAAGATGAATGATTATGAGCGTAGAGCTTATAACCAGCTTACTGACTTGGGTGTTGACATTGACCGACTTCAGTTTATGATGGAAGATCTTAATGAACTTGCTCGTGATGAACTGTTTAATACTACAGATAATGCACCTCTTGATATGACAGATACTGATTTTATCAGATCACCTTCTGCTAGACAAACAGTATTAAGAGAGCTTGCTAAGAAAGAAAAACTAAATTTACCAATTAGTAAACGAGGTTCTCAAGAGCGTGAACAATATGATCGTTCTATTTTAGAAGAAGCAAGAAAGCTTCAAGACGAAGTTAATGACATGCTTGACTTAGCTTTGTATCGTTTTGTTAAAGAAAGAGTTCAGCTTCCAGGGGCTTCTAACAGACCTCTTTGGATGCAAGACCCTAGATATCAGTTGTTCACTCAATTTAACGGTTTTATTAGTACATTTACTGCTAACATTATCCCTAAACTTTATAACAGACAAATAAGAAAAGGAACAGTTGCAGTTAAGTATGATACTTTTGCATTGATAGTAACTATGATTGCTCTCGGTGCGGCCTCTCAATACTTAAAAGACCTATTTAAGTTTGGTCGTTCTTCACCTTATCTTGACACTTCGGGTTACATTCAACGTGCAGTATATTCCTCTGGTGTTCTTGGTCAAGGCGAACGTGTTGTAGATATGATTGCACCTCTTTATCCTGATAGAACTGAAGGTCCACTTGATTGGATGTTTAGTACTGCGTTAGGAGAAGCAGGGCCAAGTGCTAGGAATGTACTTAGAGTTGGTGAGGCAATAGGTGATGTTCTTGAAGGAGAATTTGGAAGAGCTACTAATAAAGCCCTCTCAGTAACTCCAGGCATTGGCCCATTTACAGGCTTGCGTAGAGCAGGCTCTGATATTGTTGAAGGTCAAAACCCTTTACCTGATCTTGAAATCCCTGATGCAGAAGATCTCAGAGATTTCTTATTAAAATAAACCTACGGGTGGCACTCCAAAGGTGTCACCCATACTAGGAGACTTATATGGCTATTAAATTTACACAAGCTCAACAAGCTCGTCTTGATGCAGCTAAGAAACAACAGATGGAATTGTTGTCTAGAGATGTACAATCTGGACCTCTAATGCCGCTAATTAGCACAGCTACAGAACAAGCAGGTGCGACTACAACCCCATTGCTTGCAGCGAAAGATCAAGGCGCAATGCCTGAGTCCACTGTATACGAACCTATTAATATTGAAACACCCACTTCAGTAACTCCTACTACCGATTTAAATGTACCTACTGCTAAAAACTTAGAGTTAGAAGGTGTTGAAGAGAAAACTGGGGATGTTCCTATTATCCAAGAGTTAGCCAAGCTAGGTGGTTTTCTTACTCCTGAAAATCAACAGTACGTTGAAGCCAGTACTCTTGCTGGTAAACAAGCTACTCAAGAAGCTATTAATGTAGAACGTGAAAGGCAATCTGCTAGAGCAACTAGATCAACGCCTAACTTAATGGGCGCAGAAACAACAAGGGACTTTAGAGAAATACTATCTTCTGAAATCGGAGAAGATGCAGATGGTACTCCTCCTAAATTATTTTCATCAGAAGAAACTGTAGATAATGTTATCGGTCGTGGAAGGTTAGTTAATAATGCACTTCTTTCTCGTGCTACACCTATTCTTTCTGCTGATCCTAATGCAAACCCATTAGCTGCTAAAGTCCAAGGTTTTATCGGTAATAATCTCTGGGATGCACAACAACAGACTTTTAAAAGTTCAGTTGGAACTGCAGCCGCTATTAGTTTTTTAGAGTTAGCAAGAGATATTGCTAATAAAAAAGATGATGCTACTGATTTTAGTCAAGCAGAAGTTGATAACGATTCGTTTAGTCCTGATATGGTTAAAGAGCGCATTGCTAAAAAAGTTATTAATAAATTATTTGATAACCCTAATGTTGGTGCTGAACAAAATCAAAGATTAGACTATGGAGGAGCTGCAGAATTAGTTGACCCTGAAATTATGTCTGCGCTTGAGCCTCTTTTCTATGAATCATTTGTAGAACAAGGTTTTTTTAAGGTTCAAGACTTAAATGAGTTTGATCCTACTACTGACTTAGTAGAAAACCAACTTACACTTTCAGATACTGGACAACAGTTCCTAAATGAAAATCAAATATTGTTAGATGATTTGCAGCCAGATCAGCGAGTTGATGTTAGCTCTTTACCAGTGTTTGTAGAAGCATATGGTGGTCGTGAGCGTGAACTCGGTGATAAAGCAAAACCAATCTCTAAGAAAGGTAAGTCATCTCGTAATACAGCGTTTGAAGACTCTGTTAAATTAAAGCTTGGCTTTATGCCTATGCGTATTGATAAAGATGGCCTTACTTATGCACAAATGATGCTTGAAGACACTCTAACACCAATGTCAGAATTTGATGGTTCTGCTGGAGTTACTTTCAATCAAAAGCGTTTTGTTTTTAAACAACCATCAAAAGGAGGTTTCTTTTTCTCTGAAGGAGAATTTGCTAAAACTTTAGGACTTGATTTTTCTAAATGGATGGAAGCAAAAGAAACCGCGCTTAAGCGATATGGCTCTGAAGAAGTTGGTAAAGCTAACGATCAAGCAGATAAAGTAATGCGTATGCGAGCAAGAGCAATAATGCGAACTATCGAAGATGCTATAAAAAATAAAGACAAAGCATTCTATAATAAATGGATGCATTCAAGTTCAGTTGGTCGTTACTTTGTTCTCAATACAGTGTTAAATCCGCAGACAGATAAGCTTGCTAGAAGCATGGTTGTAAGTGCTGAGAAACTGTTGGTAGACCTAAATAACCCCCTTAAAGGGAGGGATAAACGTCGATTAGATAATTGGAAATATATCATCGGTAAAAATCTTTTAGACCCTGATATTAAAAACAATTATAATAAGACTGGTGGGCTTCGCACTGAAGATATGCAATGGAATGCTATTGTTCGTCTTTCAAATGAAGTATTTAATAACCCTAATGGTGACACATACCAACAATGGTTACGTACTGGTAGAGAACTTCGTGAAGCGTTTAATTCAAACGACATAAATAAGCTTAAGGCTATTACTCGTGATGGTAATCCTCATGCTAAAGCTATGAAGAAAAATGGTGAATGGAGTTATAAGATGCAAAGCTATATCGACTTTGCTAACTTTCATGACGCTAAACAAAAACCAAGTGGTCAACCAGCTTACTTTGAAATGAGAGCTACAACACAGCATGACGGTAAACAAAACGGTATTGCTATTCAAGCTATGCAATCAGGTAAACAAGAAATGCTAGAATTAGTTGGCATGATGTATAATGCAGATAGCGAGAGTGTTATTCCGCAAGGTGATATCCGTGATAGCTTCTTGAAGAAAGCTATTGACTCTACTTCTACTGTTTTTGCTGAGAATGAAACTAAAATAAAGTTTTGGGATGCAGTATTAGATCAAATTAAAAAGACCAGAGGGCCAGATCGCGCTGAACTTATTAAAGCCTTATCGAAAACACCCCTAATGGAATCTTCTTACGGTAAGCCAAAGGAATTTCATATTGAAACAGCTATCGAGTTTATTCGAAGTGAAGAAGGTCGTTTGCTAATTCAAAAGGCTACTGCACAAGTACCTGGAATCTCTAATATAGATGATTACTTTGATTACCAAGTTTATAGTGATCTTAATAATCTTATTGGTGAATCACTCAGTCAAACTCTTGATCTGAATAAGCAACGTATGTATAAACAAGCAGGTCAGCTATGGGCTATGTTTGGTGCAGACGTTCGTTTAAGAGGTCCACTCGGTACTTATATTTATATGGGTACTAATGAACACTTTAAGACAGGTCAAACTATTGAGATACCTACGCCAGAAGGAACAACTAAGTTAGTAGACTTAACTCGTTCAGAATACACTGCGAGTAGTGGTAAACGTAAAACAACTAGACGATATAACTTTGAAACGAATCAGTATGAAGTAACTAACCGTTCTAAGTTTGGTCAGCTTGTAGCTAATCAGCTTCCTGTTCTTACTGTTCAACAAATTGATGCGGCTATCATGGCTCGTACTATTGACGCAGTAAATAAAAGCTTTACTAAAGGTGCAGCTAAAGCAGGGTTTGAACGTCCTAAGTTTATGATTCCAGTTCATGATGCGATTATTACTAATGCAGATGCAGTCGATGTTTATCATAGAGAAATTAACAACCAATTTAGAAAAGTAAATCAAGAATATTCTATTTCTAAAGCGGTATATCAAGGGTTGCAAGAGTCTTATAGCAAGTTCAAAAAGATGATTGACGCTAACCCTGGAAAGGTGGTAGAGCTTAGCTATGATAGTAAGTATAGGGCTGTTCATGACTACCTTGTCGGTATCGAAGATAAGATTAATAAGCGTAGAGGTGAAGTGATAACAGCTACAGGCACAGAGCCTGGTGATGTTGCTATCTCTAACTTTGATCAATCAATTCTTAATTTAGCAAGAGAAGGCGGTAATTGGTCACGCGAAGGCGGTGAAATTTCTTTTAAAAACCTTGGACGTATTGTCGAAAAGATTGAAAAGAAACTTAATCCTATTGCAGCAATTAAAAATAGACACCAACAAATTGAAGCTAACAAACCTTTTATCTGGAAAATGCTTTCGGCTATGGGTTATCAGTATAACTAAGAGGATAATATGAGTGTAAAGAAAAGTTATAACCGACTTGCATTGCAAGGTCTTGATTTTGATGATATGGAATTTGTCCAGCAATTTAAATTAGATCCTGCAGTTGCATACACACCTAAAATTAATGATGTTATGCTTGAGGATGTTTACAATAAAAACATTCGTAGTTTTGTAGCAGATGGTATGTCTGAAAATGATGCCAGGCGTGAGGCTGGTAGGCTACGTGCTAAAGCTAAAAAAGAAATTACTGAGTTAATGTAAAAAAAAATAACCCCACAGGGAATCCTATATGGAAACCTTGTGGGGTTTTTTATTTCTAGCAAAAGAAATAGTTAGAGTCTTTAACTCTATTGATTTCTAGCTTGCCTATTGTTGGTTGTTGTCCTTGAAAACCTTTACCAAACTCTATTGTCTCATAAAAGTTTTCTTTGTTGTATACATCTATAAATGTATCACGAGTAATGTTCATTAGGTCTTCGGTACGTGTTGCATAACTACTAAATGAGTCATGTACAGCACCAAAATCATCATCCCAATTAGCAATAACAAGTGCCATGTGAGATGCATCCATGCTATGTACAAAGTTAGGGCTAATGCCACACATAAAGCCACGTCTATCAGGGATATCAGTCTTCTCTCTAATAACGTGCTTGAAGCGTATTTCGCCATGTGGAGTATTAAATCCATAGCAATCTACTTTAGCAGGTCTAGTACGATAACACTCATAAATAACAGGGAAGCCTGAAGGCGTTATCCATTCAATAGCATGTCCACGATCTGTACCGTACATATCCATCCAGTTATTTATTTCTTGGTCAGCTAACTTTTGAAGATACTTCATTGTAGTTAATGGCCCTGGACAGACTTCTTCGATGGCTTTAATAATTTGACCGCTGAGATCAATACAGTCGTATTCAGATATATTATAGTCGTCTGTAAAGCCATACTGATAACAATCAGAGTACATAGACTCAGCCATTTTCTTTTGTCCACAGCTATAAGCACGGGTCATGGCAGCACGTTTAGCAATACCCTTACGGATATGCTTCATTGGTATGCTACGTTCTTCAAACCATTCAGGCATACGCTCAGTAAGACGCTTAGCTATTTGAACATAGAAGTCATTCTGTATTTCAGTAGGTACAAGACCTACTAGACTACCTGTCTTATTGTCTTTAGACATAGCACCAAGATGTTGCCATCCATTGTTAGCACCATCAATAGGTATCGGTAAGTGAGTATAGAAGTCACCTTTTGCTATGGAATAGTTATACCATTCAATACAACAAGCAAGGAATGAAATCTCTTTTTCGGCTTCTGCAAAGAAGAAACCCATTTCACCAGCCTCGATAATAGTATCGATGTTTTGCTGTGTCCACATTGCTCTATCTTCAAGGGTCATCTTATCTACTGATATAGTGTCAAGACCTTCTTCCTCAAGGGCAGAACGGTAATCTGCTGTTGCCCAATCAGGTATCTCATCAACAGTATAAGATTGATTATAACAACAAGCAGTGTGTACGGCTAACCAGAAACTAGCTGTCTCATCAAAGAGTTTACCTTCAGCAAATAAAAGTTGTCCTCGTGCCATATCCGAACCTTGAAAGTTAAAGAATGGTTCTGAGTAATATAGGCGGCCTCGATAATCAGCATCAATGTAGAAATAAAAGTCTTTGTTTAACCACTTATCAGCGGTAGCCATTATCTCTTTCACTTCACGATTCTTTGATGCTTGACGTTGATAAAGCTTATCGTTCTCTTTATCATCATCACCTTTAAACACCTCATTACCAATGAAGTGATCCCAGTTAGCAAGTATAGCCTTGTGTACTGCAGTGTTTACTTGATAACGAGTTGACTGTAGCTTATCGATTGCCTTAACAAAAGGCGCATTAAGATACTTAGTGAATAACATCTCTTTAGATTTATCCCAAGTCTTAATAACGCTCCTTCCGTTATCCTGAAACAAACCTGTAATAGGTGGAATAGCATTTTCAGATATACAGGTAGTTTTGCCAGCAACAATTTCCATTTCACCCCATTTACGGGTAGCATGAATTGTCACTGGCTTACGGCTTTTCATGTGTCCTACACTAATAGTTAAGTATTCACACATAACAAAGCCTTCAATTACAAGATCACCTACTCTAATGTGATCTCTAAAGTTTACATTACTACTGTCCCAGCCTTCAACAATATACTTGCCAATAGCCATAGACGCTTGAGTAATAGGTGTTTCACCTTCAACTTTACTTCTTTTAAAGCAACGCTGAATATACTTTCTAGCAAAGATAATCATGTCTTCAATTAAAAAGTCAAGCATATCTACACCATCAGTATCAATCATACGCATAAGCTGAAGGTTACGTCTGGGTTTAACCCCAATGTCTTCACTACGAATTCTCTCCAAGAGATATGTCTTTATGTCTTGCATTTGTTTCTCTTTTCCGAACATCTACGCCCCAAGTCGGGGCAGGTGGGTTGTTAAGTGTATATGTATCACAAGTTAACGGATCATAGTTTGTCTTAACTCCGACTAAAATCTCATAAGTTTCGACAGGGAATATTTCTTTTACCTGTTCTAGTTCTTCAGGCTCACATTGAACCCATGCAATATAGTTAGGGTCAACATCTATTGATTTGAAATGGACTTGCATAGTCGTATTATACCTTTCTCTTTAAGGAGGCTATATGCTTCCATGTATCGTTCATCTGCTTCATTAATGATAACTTCGCTGATCCCAGATTGCAGGATAAGCTTAGTACATTCCATACAAGGCGCGAGCGTAGTGTAGAGTGCGGCATTAGATCCGTTGCCTCCAGTACGAGCCAGCTTACAGATAGCATTAGCTTCAGCGTGAATAACATAAGGTAATGTAGCCCCTGTATGAGGATGCTTACACTCATTAGGAAAGCCCGAAGGAGTTCCATTCCAACCCATCGAAATAATATTTCCATCTTTAACTATAATCGCTCCAACTTTAGTGTCAGTGTCATAGGACATTTCACTTACTCTTTTAGCAATGTCCATATACATATCATCATAACGTATTTGTTTTGCTGTCATTATTCATAAGCCTGTTCTAATTGTTTTTCGAGTAGCTCTATTTTATTAGCACGCATTATAGCTTGACTACGAAACTTATTACGCTCCGCAGTTACTGCTTCTAATAGCCTACGAAGCTCTTGGTTCTCAGTCATGATTTTATTTAGCTCACCCATTATACCACCTCAAAATCAATAGCAGTTTCATCATGGTAAGTTAATCGAGTTGTATCGTGGTTGTACTTGGCATGTCCAGCGGGGCCAGTTCTACCTGTAAACCTACTTTTAAGCACGATGAAATTAATTGTGTTTCTAATCTCTTCATTGTCGTTAGCCATATCCCTAGCGAATCCGATGATATCAAATGAAATCTGTTTGATTGAACCAGAACCTTTGATGTCATCCATGCTAGGCAGTTTGCCTTGCTCGAAGGTCGCACCTCCACCTTGAACTTTACGCAAGTGAGAGATAACTCCAAGCCATATATTGTGCTTCTTAGTAAGCTTAAGGAGGTCTGACATAACCTTATCAATGGCTTCATTACCAGTGTAACCTTCTGCTCCCTCTGATACAGCAATTGTAATATGGTCAAGAATAAGGTACTTGCACCCCATAAGAGCCATATATTCAATCTTATCAATAAGAGACTCATCACCAACCGAACCTTGATGATCGAGTAATACAAGTTGTTCTGTTCCGAATACTGCACGGGATGCTTCCTCCTGTTCTTCAAGAGATACATCACACTCTTGTAGGTTACGTTCTAGTTTCATCTGAATAAACTTTTCTGCAGTATCACCTACAGACTCTTCAAGTGAAATCATACCAATTTTATCATCAGTTTTATCGAGAAGGTCTAATACAATCTCTTTAATGACTGTTGATTTACCGCTACCTGTACCCGAAGTAAACAAAGTAATCTCACCAAAGCGCATACCTTTAGTCTTATCGTTAATACCTGTTAGACAAACAGGATAAGCAACAGACTCAGTAGAGCGTCTAGCAAGATACTGTTCCCACACAGGGTCATGACCTACTACAATACCAGCAGGACTAAACGGTTGTGCATCCCAGATAGCTCTCATGACACCGTCTTTACCTTTCTCAAGGTATAGATCACAAGGGTCTTTAGCAGAGCTAGTAGCAATCTTTACTTTATCGATACCAATAATATTAGCGGCTTCTTTAATAGCCTTCTGTCCTGCTACGTCTTTATCAAAGAACAATACGACTTCTTCGAAAGACCTAATCCATTCCCTTGCTTGCAGCAAGCTTTTAAGGTTACTAGCTGAGGCAACAGAAATTGCAGGATAGATTTTATTATAATGATCCAGCGAGGCTTGTGCAACGGACATCGCATCAAACTCACCTTCCGTGATGACGAGGCGTTTGCCTCCCATTCCAAAGCTTTGACAACCAAAAGGCCAGACATCTTTAAAGTCTCCTACAGTACTAAACTGTTTTGGAAGCTTCCGAGTCTTGTATGCAACAAGATCTTCTGCTTTATAATAAGGATAATGATAAGCACTGATATTACGTTCACTATCATAGTCAACCCTAATACCATAATGCTCTGCTATTGTTTTAGTAATACCACGTTCTTGACAGCCACGGGCATCCCCTGTATTAGCTTTAAATACTTCAGGACACCAGACAGATTTAATAGTTGTATTATCGAGAGGCATTTCCTCTTCCTTTCCAATTTCTTTTTCATAATGATTACAAACAAAACAATACCCATGACCGTCATCATAGATAGCAAAGCCATCTGATGAAGGACAAGCAGGGCATTTAGTTTTACCTATTTCTTTACTCTCCGAATAATCTACTTTCTTTAGCATTACGAGCTTCCTTTCGTTTATTTCTTGCTCTTGCTGATTTAACTACTCGCTCAGCCTTTTGACGTTTATTATTAAACATATCAATAAGGTCATCATCCCACTCATCTACTTCAGGCTCAACGGATTTACCTTGTATTACCTGTTGTGGTGGAATTTTATTGTAGTAAGGATTACGTGTACGACTCGACGATTTCAAGGTGTTTCTCCATGTTGTTCATAGCTGGCTTGAAACGGATCTCATGAACCCATTTGTTATACCACATATCAGTGCATAAAGCATTAGTATGATATATCATTTTGGCTTCCATATAGCTAAGATCGCCTTTCATTTCACAAGAGAACAATATGTCGAAATCAAAGTTCTCTTTACCAACACTCTCTATTTCTTTATTAAGTTCTTGCGATGAACTAGTGTATGCCTTCCAGCTAGTATGCAGTGTTTTCACACCGATATAGCGTTTATCATTACGTTTATCAGTAATAACATAAAGGAAGCCATGATGTGACTCATCAAATAGCTTATCGTTGATAATAGTCCAATGACTTTCTACTTCGATATGACCTCTAGGGTCATCAGCAATAGTAGGGGTCTTTCCTTTATAAAAGAAAACAGTGATTGGACCTTTATATCCTTTCTTAAGTTTAAATCGTTTCTTATTTCTACGTTTGCAACGGATTTCTCCGTGTTCTTTAGTGATAACTCCGCACCAGTCATGATCATCGAACTGAGTGATACGAGTTATCTCTACGTTGTGCCAACGCTCGTGATTATTAAATCTCGAAATAGTCATCTGAACTCCTTAAGATGTGAATACCATTAGCGGTTTCTAATAGCTTTTCTTTCCAATCAACACGACCAAACTTAGCCCTGTATGCTGCAAGAACTCTGTGTTTGCGTCTGCCTAGTGGTACACCTGCAAGCATCTTCTCTGCTTTCTTAGGACCAATCTTAGGTAGTCCAGGAAGGTTATCAGTTGGATCACCTTTAAGCATCTGAGTCCAGTACAATAGGTCTGCTGTATCAACATCAATATCATAGAAAGTTTCTTTCTTTGGATTGTAATGCCGACCTGGAATACAATCTAAGTCTTTATCAATGTGTACAACAGTAAACTCTTTATTGAGACTAGCACATTCAGTAGCTTTAATGCGTACCATATCATCTGCTTCCATACCATGCGACGGTATAGCTAAGCCTTCTTCAACAATACGTTCCATTAGAGGGCGAAATAACTTAGCGTCATCAGGAGGGTCTTTACGATTTGCCTTATAATTAGGACAAAGCTTATAGCGAAAGTTATCTTTACCTCCGCAATAAACAATGTGTTCATCAGACCAAACAGGATCAATCCAGTGTTTGTGTATGATATTCTTGTAGTTTTCAAATGCTTTATCAAGCGTAGGTTGTTGCCAAGCCGTTTGATAAATGCAACTATCAGCATCAATAATAGCTAACATAGCTTTCCTTTCTAGTGTACGTCTGCGTAACAGTTACCGATGACACCATCGCCATCCATACACTGTACATTAAATTGTTTAGGTGCTTCTCTGAAAGCCTCAATACATATCTCTTTGACACGCTCAGCTTGTTCTTCTTTAACAACCCAAGCCATCTCGTCGTGATAGAATATCACAGGATAGGCATCAATACTTTCTTCTTCAATCTTTTGCATAGCATAGCCTACAGCCGCTTTACAAGTGATTGCTTCAGCACTTTGTAATAGGTAGTTAAGCGATTGGTGAGCCGATCCAACATATACTCTACGTCCGTCCAATGCTGGAATAAAGCTATCACCATAGCCTGATTTAGTTTGATTAAATATTTCATCTAGTTTTGATTTTACTTTCCCTAATCCTGGAATTGCTGATTGATATTTCTTCTTACTAGCATCTCCGACTTTAGCGTCAGGTTTACCAGTGAGAATAGTGCCAAGCTTGCGGCCACCACCGCCAAATAAATAGGCATAAAGCCAACGCTTAGCATCACCACGGCTACTCCCAAGAATACCTGCATTATAAGTGTGAATGTCTCCATCTGTTACTTCCTTTGTAAACTTATCATCACCAATGTAATGGCATAAGGCTCTCATCTGATTACCAGCTGAGTCAGCACCAACTACTTTATATCCGTCTTCACAGATAAATAGACTGCGCATTTCTTTACCCCATGCTGCATCAACACTAGGTAAATTAGTTATGACTTCGTGTCTTGCTCTGAATGTAGGCGTACCGATAACCCACATTCTGCCATGTAGCCTATCTCCCTTACTCTCTTTAAGCCAGCCTTCGAGAATAGACCTTCGCGATCTTGTGGTGTAGTATCTATCGATGTCTTTTCCGATTGAACCGAGAAGTTCAAGGCTTGTTGTCGTGAGTTTCGGGCTTGTTTTAATAAACTCATAGCCCACTTTCTTGTAGTTCCAGTCATCAGGCTTCCATCCTATACTGTAGAGATACTCTTTAACTTCTTCCATGTTACCAAGTGTTACTTGTGTTTGATAACTACGTTGAAATGTTTTCTCAGGTGGCCACTCCATCTCATCAGGCTCTTCACCATCGAGATACTCAGTAAGCAGTCGCTTAGTTACTGCTGTAAACTTACCTGCCTTAGTGTACTTAGCTAGCTTTGGTTGCTTGTCCACATAAATAGTCATCTCAGGTAAGTTAGGATGTACACGAGACTCAATCTCTTGCATTTCGTTAGCCATCTCTTCAAGCAGCTTGTTCGCTGCAGGTATATCGAATAGCCAGCCTTTCATTCTGACTTTAGACTCGAAGATAGCCGCATCATGTTCTGCCCTAAGACCTTTAGCAAGCAAAGGTTTCTTAGTTGATTGGTCTTTAAATTCCTTGAGTAGCATCTCATATACTCTTGTATTGAGTTCTACATCTCTAACACAATATGTTAGCATCTCTTGACTGTAATTATCCCAGTCACTAAAGTCTAACTTACTGTATCCAAGGTATTCACCCCAACCACCAAGACCATGCTTGTGTTTACGCTTATAGTTAAGGGTCTGACTCATAATCCAAGTGTCATATAACTTCTTGTTATAAAAGTCTTTTCCTGTAAGCTTGTTGAGTATAGCAAGGTCATAACCAATAATATTATGACCAATAAGTGCTTCAGCTTTGTCCATAAGAGCAAAGCCATCTGATAGTGATAGACACATTTCGTCTTCATCAGAACACTTATATATTGTTTTAGTATCGACATCCTGTAGCACTAAACACCAAATACGTGTGGCATCAATGCCATCAGTCTCGATATCAAAGACTAGTTTCATTAGTTATCCTTTCCATTATCATAATAGGGACTTTTTACTGAGAAAGTCCAATTATCACAAGAGGGGCAGACAAACTCATCGCTGAGAAAGTCCAAAGCCCCCTCCATAAAGGGCGTTTTACAGTTATCACAAAGTCTTTCGTTTCTCGATGTCTTGAAAAAGCTCTGCGTTACACATTCTAATCCATTCTCTTGCTTCATCTGATATAGTTTCACCTTTCTTAAGGTATGCTGTAGCCAAGTGATTGCAATTGGGATATCCACAGAACACATCTCCTATCTTATGTTGATTACACTCTCTTCCTTCAGAGTCTCTATTGTTACATTTCACTATCGTCATCGTACTCTACCATAGCTATCATAATTTCTTTGCCATCAATCTGACAAGATACCCATGCACAACCGAACATGAGTACCTTGAAAGGTGTTGCTAGGAAAGACTGTATATTACTCATATACTTCATAGTATACATCTCCGTTGTCTCTTATTTTAGTGTCCTCATAATCAGCTACAAAGCGTCTATAGAATTCTAGCTGTGCGCCTGTTAAAGCACCCATGACATCGTTACACTGTTGGTAGTTAAGACCACCATATTTAATGTAGTGATGTATCATAATAGCAATCAAGTATTGAATTTCACCAGCAGTTCGTGGTGGATGAGACTCAATAGCTGATTCAACAAACATAAACGTATTACGGTCTTCCTTAGTAATGTAAGGCATTGTTATTCCTTTCTAGAGTTCGCTTGAGTCTTCGTTCCAGTTACCATCATTAAGAAGCCCAGCAACGTATTCAACTGATTCGTTACCAATACTTCCCATTAAGTTATAACACAAGTTATAATCATTGTATTGTAAGCTAATATCATCGCACTTGTTGGTTGCCATAATATCATGGAATACTTCAGTTGCAGCGTTAAGGCTTTTAGTGTATGTATCAAATCGTAATTTCATTTTGTTCTCCTCAATCAAAGTAGTAGGTGCAAGCATCAAGACAGTCTTCGAGTGTATTGTGCTTCTCAGTGTAAATGCTCTCATAGAATGGGTGTATAGAGTCATTTGGATTAGCCCACAAGATAATAATCTTATTCTTCATGTGAGCAAACATAAGTTCCATTGCAGTGCCAGTGCCACGACCACTAGCTCTGCGTACATCAGCAAGCACTACAGTGCTGTTAGCAATATCTTGCATGTCCATCTTAAAGATGCGTCTGCACACTGATTGTATTGGCACTCCTTTTTGTTCAAGAGTTAGTTCATCATGGAATGTTACTCGTCTTGTTGGATCAAGATACTGTATTGCAGCATCATCCAAAACGTTCGACGCCTGAATCCTCCATCCCGTCATCCATTCTTCGGTGCAGTCCTCCATCGGTCCTGCTAGGTAAACGTAGTTCTTCATCCTGTTTCCTTTCGTTTTCTAGGATATACAACTTTAATTGTTCGATAGTCTTTACACACTTGATATAGTGTTCATTACCTGACTTACCTCGCATGGTCATTTCAGACCAATAGTCTGCACAGTCAGTAAGGCTATCAATGCTTGGTTGCAAACTCTTTCTCAACATCTTTAACCGCATCTTCAAATTGCTCCTTTAGATCTGAAGAGATTGATAAGTTACCGTCTTCATCTACTACTATTAGTTTCTCTTGCATTGCTTCAAAGCAAACACCTGAGAATTGTAGAAAGAAGAAGACGTATTGCTCGCTATCTAAGATACTCTGTAGTTTATCACCACCAATAGTAATCCAAAGAGCAACTATACTCATTTCGAGTAATAGCTGCTCATCGTTTTCTAATTCTACTTCAATGGTTTTATCACGGAGTCTTGATTGAAAATCAATTACATCACCCATTAAAAGTCTACCGAAGCATCTCCCTCACCATCAGGTGCATCCCCAATAATGTCAAAGTCTGTGCCTGAGTCTGGCGAATATACCTTGTGATTAACTACTTGTACCTTAGAGATAATGCTTGATACACCTTTACGTCCACCAACATCATATGGATACTGGAATAGCATAACGTTACCTACTGAACCGTTACCAATAGTTGCACCATCAATAGGCTGTTTAGCACCATCGACTACATCTGGTGGTGTATTCTTATCACCATCTTTCTTGATAGCCTTACGCTTAAGGTTTGCCTTCCAATACTTACCATCATCATCGTCCTCTTGTTTAATAGTAAGGTAGAAGTCTTCCTTCCATTTCTTTGCTGTGTCTTTATCCCGTGTACGGATCTGAAGCTCCCACTGTAGTGTGCCGAAAGGCTCTACAGGCTTGCTGAGTTTTGCCCAATGCATTTCCGCATCACGAATAATTACTGTACGTTTATCATCAATCATTTTTATAATCCTCTAATTTGATTTCATTGTTACATGAGTAGCAGTATAGCCTCCCAAGCTCTGCTAAAGCTTGAGAGACATATTGTTTGTTTTTACAGTGTTTACAAGTTATTTCCTTTCCTGTAGGCATCAATAGCCTCCTTGACTATCTCGTTTACTTCTTCAGGCTTAGCACCTTGCCCTACCATCAGATGAGAGGTATACCAAAGGACTTTACCTAGCTCTTGAGTCTTACTATCTTTCTTACCATATCGCATAAGATACTTATAGATTTGACCCATCAAGTGTGACTCAACACCTACAAAGTCTTTTAGTAGGTAGACCATCAAGTTCATGTATTGATAGCCAGGCACTATGTCTTTATAGTGCTTTGGACTAACTGCTTTCTTCATTCTGAGTTCCTTTCTCTTCAATGTAGTTCTTTAGAGCCGTTATGAACCCCAGCTCTAATATCTTAGCAACTTCTTCATCCTCCATAACTACTTGTATGGTTACAGAGCCGTCACCATTGTCCTCGTAGTGTGTTACTTCCATTACTTTTCCTTCTTAAACCTATGCTTAAAGAACACTACTGTGTTAAGCCCTGTATTAAGAGTTACCATAGCTAGTAACCACCAATGAGTCCACGAGTCTAACCATTCGATTGTTCTATCTCCTCTACGTTCATTACTTCTTCGTTCTTATAGTCAGTTTCGTGTACATCCTCGAAGTTACCTGCCCATAAGTTATCTACAGCGTCATCTTTAGTTTCAGCATTTACATAATACTCAGTTACTACTGTAGACTCAGTTATCACTCTAAACATTTTCATTATAAACACTCGCTTCCACTACATAGTTTTCTATTACTCTTTCACCATAAGGATCACCACCATTCTCGTAGTAATCCTCAATGGCTTTATCTTCTGTTTCAGCCTCTACATCTACGTAGTAGCCTGTGTGTTCACTTATCAAGAGTTTGTAAGTAGGCATCTATAGTTTCCTTTCCTATTGCCTTTGCAAGACCTCTATCAGCATCACCTAACTCAGAGGTGAGACTATCTGCTTTATCATGGCTTGACCCAATAAACTCGTCAAAGATCTTATCGTCTTCTATTGAGTCTACAAGACTGAAGATATCCATAGCCTTAAGGTATGCAGCTTCTATCCTGAGATAGTCTCTTATCTTCTTGTCTTCTACTTTATTCTTAAAGAATGTATCCCAGTTAATGTAGTTCCGTGATACATGGCTTAAGTATTTTTCTCTTAGTTCATCATAAGTCATTACTTCCACTTTCTGACTGTGTCTTCCATCATAGTGTACGCTGTAGGCACTGCATTAGTCAGCCTCAAGACCCTATCTCTGTGTAGCTCATAGTTCTTACTGTTTGGTGTATAGTCTAGTATGTCATTGGTCATTGGACTAGGGTTCTTGACAAAGAGAGTTACTCGTTTACGCATAGGACTAAAAGTCCAGATGGCACTCTTAGTTTCATAAGCCACCCCTCCTTCATCAGTAATCCTTTTTACTTCTTCATAAGTTCTGATCATGTAGTTGGCTTGTTTATGGTTAAGTACTTTACGCATTTTCTAGTTCCTTTGCTGCTTCTAGTAGTTCTTCGAAAGCATAGCTATCAGGCCATGCTCTGTCTGCTAAGTAGCCTTGTTCGTTTAAGACTATGATGGCTGTCCTCAAGTGTTCCTCTAGTAATAACGAGTCACGACTAGATTCCACGCTTTCTTCTATCACTTCGGCTCTTACTAGTGCCTCTCTGATATCATCAGGCGTATCTGCTAGTATCCTATCGTACTCTTCCCAGTTCTCCTCATGTATAGCCTGAGTTATCCTGTTAAAGTAGAAGTGGTACATTCCAGGTGTTCTCTTAGTCATTGTTTGTCCTTTCTTGACTATATGTTTCCTTTAAGTATCCTTTAAGGATAGATAATCTACCCCCCTTTAAGGGTGTTTTATAGGCGTTCCATAGAACACTAAGTAGTTTAGTTGTGCTTGTGTTGCATAAGTCTCAAACCTTCCTTCCTGTCTCATCTTATCAGCGAGTTCACTGCATTGTTCAAGACCTCTGCGAGTGTCTGCTTTGTCTCTGGCGTAATATAGTACCATCATTAGTCTAACTCCGCATTTGTTTCTACGTCATATGGTCCTTGTTCTAGGGCGGTCTCTTCGGGGCTTAGTTCGAGTGTCACATAGACACGCTCTGTGTTTGACCAGTCTTCTTTATTGACATTTAGTGGACACTCTGTACGGTATCCGTCAATCCACACGAAGATGCTGTCTCCGAGTGCTTTGCAGGCATTGATGATGTCCTCATCGGTGTCATGTGCAAGGATTATCTCGTCATAGTTGGTCTCCCAAACGTACCAGTGAGCGTGATTGAGAGTGCCTTGAAACTCGATATCCCAAGAGGCATCATAACAGTTCTTCATATCAAATGATAAGTTCATTTTATAGTTCCTTTCTGTGACTATTTTGTTTATCACTCATACACTCCCAGTACACCCACCGCCCAATTATTCCACGTAAACCTAGAGTGTACTTATAAGTAATACCAAAGTGGACCTAATTAGGACCAAAATGGTACTATCAGTGTACCCTGAGTGTACTTGCAGTGACTTTGAGGGGCGGTTAGATAGGTAATTATACTAGTTGTTCTTATGAGTGTATTGCGAGTAATACCCCTAGTATTACCCACGGTATTAAAAAGAGACCCCCTGAGGGATCTCTTCTTAGTTGTTGTTTATTGTCTAGTGTATGCTACTAGCCAGGATATCATGAGTATTATGAAAAGTAGAAGACCTAGCAATGTACCCATTATTTACTTCTCCGTGCTTGTACACGATTAAGTGCTTCTTCTAGAATAGCACCTTCAATGGCATTGAACATAAAAGCAGTAGACACAGTAGCCCCATGATCACCTACAAAGTCATTGTATTGACGCTCAGTGAAGTTCATAGACCACTCTTCAAATGCACTATCATATGCATCATCAAGTATTTCTACGAGGTTCTTGATTTCTTGTTCGATATTCATAGTTACGCTCCTGTTGTTTTGCGTGATTGTATTAAGTCTTCTTGAGCATGCCACTCATGGAGTATTTCTAGTGCTGCAGGTGACTCTCCAGGACCAGCACATTCTGCAAGGTAATCGATATACCCGTCACGGTATTTCTCTTCGACTTCACCTACGTAGATACCATTAGTAATGGCATCATCATAGATTCTGTATCTCCGATCTTGTAGTTCTACTAATGCAGTCTGTACAAGCTCTTCGATTTGTCTGTTAGACATATCAGTGATATCTATGGTATTCATAGTACTTCCTTTCTTTTGGTTTGTCTCATCAGAGAGTAAGTAACCAACTTACCCTGACGCCCCGAAGGGCGTTTCGACTAGAAGTCGTTTGCTGGAGCAGCTTGTGTGTTGCCCTCATTAACTACTAAATCGAAGTCTACAGTTGCTTCTGGATTGTATTCTTTCAGATCCATAACCTGAATTGCGATAAGAATAGTCTTGCGACCTGACTTACCAGCTACATTCCAGTCGTAGCTATAGGCCATGACATTACCAATAGAACCGTTACCGATACCATCAGTCATATCATTCTTCTCAGAGTCTACAACACGGATCTTATTCTTCTGTCCTTTACCATTCTTGGCTGGACGAGAAAGATTGATAGCAAAGTTACCATTAGGCAAAGGACGAACTTTACCATATGTAGCCATCTCTGCTACCCGATCCTTACCGAACTCTAACTGAACATCGAACTGGTCTTTACCGAAAGGATTAACTTCCGACTTATAAACCTTAGCAAAGTTCAGAGTTACGTTGCGGATAATTGTTGTTGAGTTTGACATATTAATCTCCTATAGTTATGTCATTATGAGATGACTCTTCAGATCGTGGTCTCTCACACCACAATGACCTCTGGGCTGGGAGGAATACCCAGAGGTTTCGTCTTACAACGCTTTACCGTGATTGCTTTCCTTTAAGACAAGCTCACGAAATGCTAGTTGTTCTTTAGCTCTCTTAATTGCAGCATCTGCTACCCATTTAGCAATCCGAGCGTTACGCTTTTCATGCTCTAATGAGTTAGCGATGTGTTCAGCTTCAATTGCTGCTGCTGATGTAAGATTACCATACCACATAATATATCTCCTGTTACTGTGGGTTTGTGTTAAAAAGAAAGCCCCGAAGGGCTTTCTCTATAGCTCACCTTCAATAATGGATTGAATATCCATCATGTTATCGTAAGCTTGTTGTATTTGATCAGCATACTCAGTACGAGGATCATCAAAGTCTTCATTCTTAGCAGCAGCCAATACTGCCTTAATATTAAAGTCATTGATAATATCGTGATAAGATGTCAAGAGAAGCTCAAGATATTTTATCTCAGCCTTGAGTGCCATGTTCTCTTTAAGTAGCTCTACGCCACGCTTTTGAACATGAGTATACTCATACTCAGGAACCATGTTTTCCTCTTGGTTAAGAGTCGTTGTGTCCATATAATTTCCTTTCTATATGGGTTTGTTTTAAAAAGAGACCCCTAAGGGTCTCCTTTACTCCATTAATGATGGAGGTTTTGTGCGTACTCGTCCCACTGTTCCTGAGTCCAAGTTTCTTGACCTAGACCTGGGCCAGTGTATCTATGATAGATTTCTCCATCATAGTAGACTTGTACTTTTGCTTCTAAACCTTCTTTAAGCTTTTCTATTCGATTAGCTCGTTCAGAAGCAGTAAGCCTTTGCGCCTCAATCGCAGACTCCTCTGCAGCGAAGAACTCTTCCTCTTCGTTTGAGTAAGGGCCAGTGTTCCAACCATGCGCATCTGCATAGTGTAACAATGTTTTAACACTTTGTTCTGGTGTGTATCCAGCATCTCTTTCGAGATAGAATAACACATCAATACAAGCGTGTTCACCCTTGCGGAGTGCTGCTTCAAAAGCCGCAGTAGCTTTACGAATGGCCAGTTCGTTTTCAAGTTCAGCCGTTGTCAAATGTTGCATAGCAACCCTCCTTTTGACAGAGTCGGACAGGATTGTCCAGAACCTTAAAAAGAGGCCCGACTCCGAAGAGCCGAGCCAGTTGGGGAGGAAGGGGGGTACACAAAGAAAGGAAGGGTACCCAATACACCGCCACATCTTTTTCTCACACAAAGAAGAAGGGATTGTTAAACTTTATAAAAACCCCCTTATAGGGAAATTTTTAGAGGACACTAAAAATAATGGATAATAGGACCAAATTGGAACTATTGAAGGAAAAAGCTAAACGAGACAAACGTCAAAAGTATATTGATGACTTCGAACTATTCGCAAAAGAACAGATTAGGATCATCACAAAGAATGCTTCTCAAGGCTTTGTTCCTTTTGAGTTCAATGACGCTCAACGAGCAATTAATAAACAAATTGAAGAGCAACGGAAAAAGACTGGCAAGGTCAGAGCAATTGTATTGAAAGCTAGGCAACAGGGTATTTCAACCTATTGCGCTGGAAGAGTATTCTGGAAGACTTTTTATACACCTTACACAAGATCTGTCGTCATGGCGCATGACAGTGCGACATCTGACGCTCTCTTTAATATGAGTCGTAATATTATTGATAACATGGAAGAAGCTCCCACGCTTCAAAAGTCAAACGCTAAGGAGATTTTGTTTGAACATAACAAGTCGGGCTATAGGCTATATACCGCAGGTGCGAAAGAAGCAGGACGAGGCACTACGCCAACAATCGCTCACCTTTCAGAAGTTGGTTTCTGGCAGTTTGATGAGCAGATACTCGCAGGTTTATTCCAAGGAATCAGTCAAGAAGAAGGAACAGAAGTGATACTGGAGAGTACCGCCAATGGAGCCAGTGGAGAGTTTTACAGGCTCTACCAAGGTGCTATGAGAGGTGAAAATGAGTATATTCCAATCTTTTTACCTTGGTTTATTACCCAAGAGTATCGCAGACCTGCACCTGAAGGGTTTGAAAAGACAGAAGAAGAAGACGAACTAGTAGAAAAATATAAGTTAGATGACGATCAGTTATACTGGAGAAGGCTTAAAATAGCCGAAAGTGGTGAAAATAAGTTTAAGCAAGAGTACCCAGCTACACCAAAAGAAGCCTTTAGGGTTTCTGGTAATAGTGTATTTGATCAAGAGGCTATTGCTAACTACGAAGTACAAGCACCAAGTTATACAAGAGTGTTTGATGAGATAAGTAGTTACTTCGAAGATAATAGAGAGGGGCATCTGGAAATATGGACACCTCCTAGTTTTTCGGAAAGATTTATAATAGGTGCTGATGTAGCACTAGGCGTAGGTCAAGACCACAGTGCAGCTGTAGTGTTTAACACAAACAGAGAAGTATGTGCTTTGTTCAGAGACAATCATGTAGACCCAAGTATGTTTGGGGATATGTTATTCTACTTAGGTAGATACTATAATAATGCATTACTAGCAGTAGAAAGCAACAGTCTAGGTATCGCTACCCTAAACAGACTCAAACAGATGAACTATGTCAATCTATATTATCAGACTAAGTCGGCAAACCTTTCAAACGAAGAAGGTAGCAAGCCAGGTTTTAGAACTACTGTTTCTACTAAACCTATGATTATTGGCAACCTAAAACGAGCCATTGAAGACTATGATATAGATATTAGGTCTGATATTATTCTATCAGAACTCAAGACATATGTAGCAAATGAGAACGGAGCGACTAACGCCCTTCCAGGAAACTACGATGATACTGTTATTGCACTAGCAATTGCATTAGAAGCTTATAGAACACATCAACATAGACTAACAGATGACACTGTTTCGTGGAAAGATAAAGTTGGTCAGATTATGGAGGATAATACACAATGGCTGTAAGTAAACATCCAGGGTCAGAAAACCTTAAAAGTATTACTTCTACCGAAATGGCTAATGAGTATCGTCTTAGAGGTCTTGAGGTTAGAAGAAAGAATAAAGAAAAACGTGAGCTTGCTAAGCAAACTATTGTTGCTATGAAAGAGCTTGGTGATGAAGCCCCAGATGCTATGGCGGCTCTTAACTATGTCTTAGTACAGGCTATGGAAGAAAACGACACTGAACAGATTGTAAAGGTTGCTTCTATACTAGCTGAATACCAAGCACCAAAGCTTTCTCGTCAAGACGTTACACAAACAAACCTTGATGCAGCAGACTTGTCAGACGAAGAATTAGAGGAAGAGCTACAAAAGCTCACTCTTCAGTAAAACACCCCAAAAGCGTCATTCGTGCAAAGGAAAGCTATTTGGCAGGTGTCAGGCCGAGGTTTAAAGGTTTGTAGGAATATCCCAAGTTGGGCCTATTGTAATTCCAGACCTCGCCCATCAAAGAATGAGAGAGGTTTGCGATAGCAAGCTATCTCACCTTATCTACCGTTGTCCTCGCCTAGTCAGGGCTGCTAGGGGTAGAGAAAGCCCATTACTCTAGGAGAGGAAAATGAGAAAAGGACCATTGGCAAAAAAGAAAAGTACTGTAAATAGTTCAGGTAACTACACTAAGCCAGGACTTAGAAAATCTATCTATGAGCGTATTCTTGCAGGATCTAAAGGCGGTAAACCTGGACAGATCAGTGCTAGAAAAATGCAGATGGTTGCTAAAGAATACAAAGCTAAAGGTGGAGGCTACAAATAATGGGTCTCACAGCACAACAAAAATCGCTTAAGAAGTGGACTAAACAAAAGTGGCGTACTAAAAGTGGTAAACCTTCTATGCAAGGACCGCTTGCTACAGGTGAACGCTATATGCCAGCTAAAGCAGTTAAGTCGCTTACTGCAGCCGAACACGCTGCAACTACAAAGAAAAAGCGAGAAGGTACTGCTAAAGGTAAACAATTTGTTGCAAATACAAAAAGTGCTAAAAAGAAAATAAAAAAGGCAAGACAGTCATGAGTGTAGAAGCTTTTCTTAAATGGAAAATACTTCCAAGGTTTATGATGCTTATAAGCACTTTGATGTCTTGGAGATGTGCTGAGTGGTTTATGGACTTAGCTGAGCCTACAGCTAGTCAATCAGCTTTTGTCAGTGTAGTAATGGGTGTTATGACAGGTGTGTTCGGAATATGGATGGGACATGAAAATAAAGATTTGAGGTAATTAATATGCCTAAGTTAAACGACAATACAGAAGTTGCGCTTCCCTTGCGTAATATAATTAGTATGATAGCTGCAGCCAGTGTTGCTACTTGGGCTTATTTTGGCATTATAGAAAGACTTAATCAAATAGAAACAAGTATAACTATGATGAAGTCTGACTTAAATCAAAACACTGAATTTCGTATTAAATGGCCTCGTGGAGAAATGGGTTCGCTTCCTGCAGATAGTGAACAGTTTATGCTAATAGAGCATATTGCAGGTGAGCTAGAAACCTTAGCTACTGAAATAGAAGAAGGACGTGCGCCATACGATCAACAACAAAAACTAACACTTGAGTTTTATGAAAAAAGAATTTCTACATTAGAGGCACATATAGAAAAATTACGTAATGGAGATCACTAATGGTAGAGACACTCTTTGTTTTATTTCTCATAATTGGTAGAGAACCAATTGAGTGGACTCCACATGCAACCCTATCAGAATGTCTTAGTGTAAAACGAAAAATTGAACGTAATGTAGGACGACAGGCATCAAATAGATACGCCTGTAAAGAACGCACTGTACAATTAAACAAAGATTATGTTATAACAAAGTTTGTTACGGAGAGTGGTAATGAGTATAAAGAAGGGAAATGAAACGTTTAGTGGCTACAATAAGCCTAAACGCACTCCAAACCATCCTACCAAAAGTCATGCAGTGCTTGCCCGTAGTGGTGGTAAAGAAAAACTTATTCGCTTCGGATCACAAGGTGTAAGTGGAAGCCCAAAGAAAAAGAACGAGTCAGAGAGTTATAGAAAGCGCAGACAAGGCTGGAAAGCTCGTCATGCGACTAATATTGATAAAGGTCCAATGAGTGCAGCTTATTGGGCTAATAAGGTGAAATGGTGATGAAGGGAGTTCCACATTATTTTAGGGATGGTACTTTACATAAAGGCAATACTCATAAAATGCCTAATGGTAAATTACATAGTAATAAAAATCATACTAAAACATCAAAACCTCTTTATCACTTTAAAGAGCTTAGTGAACGAGCTAAAAAGAAAGCAAAAACCCAGGAGCGGTAAATGTTACGTTATATACAACAGCCTAAAGAAGGCAAAGAGGCTAAAAAGAAGGAACGAAAGATTCCTTTGAGTCAGCCAGGAAAATATAATCAAAAGGCTATGGAGTCAGCTAAGCCTATCTACGGACAGGGGAAAATGTAATGGCACATAGTGGTTATAAAGAAGCAGTAACAGATGAACAATTAGCGGCTCTTATTGAAACAGGTATTTCAAATAGTGTAGGTGATTGGCTTAACAGTAGCGATCTTACTCATGAACGCTTGAAGGCAACCTATGAATTTGCTGGAGTACCGCATGCACATTTAGTGCCTCAAGGTGTTAGCACTATTGTTGATACGAGTACTACTGAAGTTGTAGAAGCGTACACCGCTGTATTATCAGACTTATTTTTGTCTAACAACAAACTAGCTAGGTTTGTACCTTATGATGACAGTCCAGGCGCTTTTAAAGCTGCAAAGGACGCTTCAAGGCTAGTAAACTATTGTATATTTAAAAAGAACAAAGGATGGGAACTCCTCCAGACTTGGATGAAGTCTTCTCTTTTGTGGAAAAACGCTATTATTCGCTGGGACTATGTCGAGGAATATGATTACGCTATTGAAGAATACGAAACAATAGATGAAGCAAAACTTGACGAGATACTTGCGGATGAAAATTATGAAATCGTCAACGAGCTAACGCTCGATACAAGTAGTGAAATGATCCAATATGTAGATGTACGTTTGCGTAAACGGATTGATAAAAGTAGAATTAGACTAGAGTGTATTCCACCTGAGTCTTTTAGAATCAGTAATGATGCCAAAGATATTGAAGATGCCTCTTATGTAGGAATCCAAATGGAAATGACTAAGTCTGACTTGCGTAAATATTACCCTGAATGGGCTGATGATATCGATAGTGATACATGGGCTCAATTAGGAGTTGATGGTAATTGGCTTGGTAATAGTCCTTACAGTGAAGAAATTGCAGCTAGAAAAGAAGTAGTAGGTCAAACTTACTGGCAAGGAATGGCTAACGAAGGTATATACCCTTTAGAAGCTAATACAGAAGTAACTGTAACAGAGTCATGGATCAGAGTAGATAGAGACGGAGATGGTATTGCTGAATTAAAGCACATCATAACAGCAGGAGATAACATTCTTTGGGAAGAAGATTGTGACATGATTCCGCTTGCCTCTATTGTACCAATTGATATTCCACACGAGTTTTATGGTTTGTCTATGGCAGACTTCACTCGGAGTAGTACTTTGGCAAGCACAGCTATTTTAAGAGGTTTTGTAGAAAATACGTACTTGACTAACTATAGTCCTAAGTTGGCAGATCCTAATGTAGTTGATTTTAGTGCGCTTCAAAACATGAAGCCAAAACAAATTATTCCTACTAATGGTAATCCAACAGGAGCAGTGCAAGCGCTTTCTCCAGAGACTATTTCTACAGGAACAGTTCCGTTGCTTGAACACTTACAACTTATTAAGGAACAAGCAACTGGTATGTCGAAAGCCGCACAAGGTCTTAACGACACGCTTTATGTTTCAGGTAACTCTGAGCAGAAATTGAGTGCAGTTCAATCTGCAGCTCAAAAAAGAATCCAGCATATCGCGCGTAGATTTGCGGAGACTGGGTTCAAGCGGCTTATT